GTAGTCTTGATGAAAGTCAAATTACAGAAGATTGGAAAAAGACGTTAGCAACAACTGCATTAGCCGCAGCAACTGCATTTGGTGGTAGTTCATCTTTACAAGCTAAAACAAAGGCACCAACTTCTCCTACTACAATTACTAGAACAGTATCAGTTAAAGAACCATCAAGCAATAGTTCATTTGCAGATTATTTAAAATATGTAGAAAATGGCAATAAAGTTGGGTATGATCCAAAAAGGAAATTATGGTTTCCACATAAAAGTGTTGAAGGTGGTAGTGATACCATAGCTTATGGTCACAAAATACAATCAGGTGAAGATTTTAGTGCTGGTATAACTGATGCTCAAGCTGAAGATCTTTTTAAAAAAGATATTGAAAAGGCAAAAAGTCAAATTAACAAAGAGTTAAAAGGTACAAAATTAACACCAAAACAAGAAGAAATGTTTATTGATTTTGTGTTTAATATGGGTACTTTAAAGAAGTTTCCTAAATTTACTGAATTTGCATTGAAAAATGATTTGGAAGGCATGAAAGATCAATATAAAAGATATGCTGGTGGTAAAGAACTTAAAGGTAGAAACACAGCATTTGCCAGAAGATATTTAGACGTTTAATATGGATGAGTGGAGATCAATAGGAAGTGGAATGTTTGGCGGTATGTCTATGCAAAGACCTACCGCAACTACTGTACCAGATTTTGATCCAGTTGCTTTAATGATGAAGAAAAAGCAACAACAAGACAATCCTCAATTGCCACCTACATTAGACTATAATGTTGATGATGTGTATGAATTAGAGGAATTTTGCAGAAAACATAATATAATAGGTTTTAATTGCGGCAGAATGAGTCCTAAATCTGCATTAAGAATGTTAAAGTCAAGAATAGGTGTTCCTATTGAAGAAGCTACACCAACCAAGATAAAGAGTTTATTGAAAGGTTAAGGGTTCCAAAGACTTATAGGTGATCTGATCCACTTTTGGTTGGTGTATATATAAATAAAGTTGTTATCAAATCTTATCTCTCCTATAGTTCCTGAGGCAGTTGGATTTGTTGGTGCAGATCCAGTATTATTTATTGACAAATAATTAAATGATCCTGTGTTAATAATAGAAGATGTGGCTCTAATACTACTAGCAGTTAAATATGTAAAATTACCTATTGTAGATGTTACACTACTACCACTTAAACTTCCTGTGATTCCCGCATAAGCATATACAGAATCAAATACTTTTGCTACTCCATTTATAACAAGAGACAATCCCCAAATTTTTGATCCGGAGATATAATTTGATGCGGATATATTACTGCTTGTAACACTGAAAACTTCTAATGATGATCCAGTAAAACTTCCAGTAAAACTTCCACTTTTAATTAATTCTGTTGATAATGTTCTCAATTTTTATCCTATGTGTACATTAAATAAATAGTATATATTAAATACAATTTGACAATCTTATTTTACGTGGTTAATATATTAAATATGCATACAAACGTACTCAATCAATATTCTTACAATTTTTATGAAGACACGTGCAAATTACTAAAAAATAGTGGATTTTATCCAAATAGAATATTAGACATAGGTGCCAATGCATGTGAAACAGCAGATGTAATGAGGCAATTCTGGCCTACCTCTGATATGCTTCTAATAGAAGGTAACTGTGATTGTGAACCACTATTTAAACTCAAAAACTACAATTATCAAATAAAACTACTGGGTAAAGAAAATGGTGTTACTACATTTTATAAAACTAAATGGAGTCCCATTTGTAGCGGTAACAGTATCTATAAAGAAAAAAGTAATGTATATGACGGTGATATGCTTGTTACAGAAACATTACCTATCTATAAATTAGATGATGTTGTTCTAGGTATATATGATCTAATCAAGATAGATACACAAGGTAGTGAATTTGATATTATACAAGGTGGTATAAACACATTCAGTAAAGCTAAAGTTGTAATTTGTGAAGTTGCTTTGATTGAAAATAATGTTGGTGGATGCAAAAAAGAGGATGTAATGAATGTTCTAACTAAAGAACTTAAATTCAATTACATCCGTGTTATTGAAAATGTTTTGGGTGAAGATAATAAACAGATTAATTATGAAAATCTACTGTTTATTAAACCTTAAATATCCAATACCTTTTTCCATTTTTTCATAACCATCTCACTTTTGAATGTCCTAGCCTTAACTGGTTGGTACTTTTCATTTTTGAAATAATTAATGAACGTTCTCATATCAGTTGTTAATGTCTTGGAATTAAGTAATTCTGGTAATGCTCCTAATCCATTCAACCCTAATACGTAAGGGGTAGTTTGAAGAATTTCAGTTAAAACTACACTAATACCAAACGTTTCTGGCATGATATTAACATAAAACATACCTTCACAATTAGCTATAGTATCAACTACTTGTTTAAACGGTAACGTATTCAAATAATTTATATCATATATAGGCATACTAATATCAGATGAGGGATTGTCATAGCCTGGTAAACAAACATTTAACTGTTTATTATTAAATACACCGTTAGTCTTTAGAAACTTCCAATATTCAAGTGTACCACTATAACCTTTCATCAAACTACTAGCATATACATACCCTGATTTTTCTTTTGGTAATTCATATTCATATACCCAATCTGGAATCATGAAATAAACCACATGTTTTTTCCAATTATTAGGAAATTGATTTGACTGAAATTCACTTAAACAAATCAATTCCAACTTGTTTTGTTCAAACAATGTATAAAACTTTAGATTGTGTGGACCATTTAGATCAGTAGCCCATACAAATGCTTTTTTATGAGCAATTTTTGGTATTTCACTATAACGATGTATGATTAAATTGTTACATTGAACTTTATAATTGTTAACGGTAGTATTTGGTAGATACATTACTCCGTTAACTTTGATCTGTTCTTTGACGTTATTTAAACAAATAACACTCCTACCCAATTTAGCAAGTTCTTCAAGCAACAATATAGATTGAAACTCACTACCACCCATACCTTGAGTATGTAGTGTATTACCGTCATAACTCATACCAATACTGTCAAACAGTATTACGTCAGCATAAATTGTGTTCATACAAGTACTTTAAAATCATCATCACCACTAGCAGTAGGTGTATTCTTAAAATAACTGCTTAGATCACCTTGTATACTAGGGCTACCACTAGATTGTTTGTCTATAAAACGTTGTAACCAAGCATATACATCACCTGTGAATGTTTTGGTGCCTGTATGAGTACAAGTAACATGTGTATCAAGATATACTTTATTTCCTAGATCTCTCCACTTCTTACACATATAGATGTCTTCACTGATCAAATCACCATCTTCACATACTACTTCAAATACCATTCTACTATCACCTTTTTCACTGGTATATTTCTTGCTACTATTCCAAAGTGATTCAATAGCTTTTTTTGAAATCTTCATGAATCCACAACCCAATCCAGCTACTTCCAATAAACCTTCTCTGTCAATACTTAGATTGAGATTTTTATCAGATTGATCTAATGCTTTAACAACGTATAGTTCTTCATTATCACTCTTTTTACGGTAACTACCACCAATCAAATCTTTTTCATTTTTGACAAGCTTGAAGAAGTTTTTCGGATCCCATCCAACGTCACCATCAATAAAGAATAGTACGTCCATTTGTGCGTCAAATGCGGCTTTAAATAGATCATTACGAGCACGTTGTACAAGACTGTCATAACACATGAACAGTGGATATACTTCCATTCCATTTTGTTCACTTTGAGCTAAGGTGTTTAGTAGACTATCAATGTAGTAGATATCTAACTTACCATCATATGATGGTGTACCAATTAAAACTTTCAATTTCTTTTTCATATAACCTTTCTAATTTAGAACAATAAAAATTCCCAAGAGTATAATGCTCTTGGGATTAAGTTTATAACGTATTTAACATTTTGTCAAATATATTAACTACGTAGTAAAGCTGGTGGATATTCCGCAACTACAATTGCAGTGACTGCTTGTGCTAATTCATCATCTGTCCATTGACCTGCGGCATCATATGCATCACCTTGCCAAACAGTATACCAATTATGGGCATATGGATTGGTACTAATTTTGACCAATGTTTTTACTGTTTTGGCTACAGGATCATCTACTGCTTGTAGAATTTCTAGTTGATTTGTATTTGCAGCTTGTTGAATTTCAAGACTGCCTGATAAATTAATTATTGGATATGCCATATATTTTTAAATCTTAAATGTTACACAAATAAATATTGTTAAATTTTAAAAAAGTAACTTAATATTCATAATTAAATACTTTGTAAAACCAACTAAATTTATTATAAATATTATCGCAGTTATGTTTACCTAGTATATCAAGATAATCATTAGGTACTGGTTTGATGACTTTTTGTATACTATGATCACCAAATGGAATATGCATTCTATCATCTTCAACAGTTTTTTGTTCTACATTATTAAAATCATGTTGATAAAATGGCAATTCTAGATATTCATATACTCTTTGCATTTCACGTTGAGGATTACTGGTGAAATTTTCAAACTTAATAAACAAACACTTTTTGCTTAACTTTCTCATAATAGTGTCATACAACACATCCATACTTACAGCAAGTGGTGGTGCTTGTAATAAGAAGTAATCTATACGTTTATCTACAGTAGTATTACGTAATTCATTCCAATTTTGTAGACCCGCATCAATATTTTGATGTTGTCTCCATTTCTTTTCCATACTTGCAACTACTGCTCTTAAATCTCTGACCATCACAATAACTTTTGGTTCTGGATAATACCAATTCAAAAAGTCATATGTAACACTCCAACCTCTGCTTTTATCAATTACATACTTTTTATCTGTAATAGCGTTAAAATATGCAAACATACCTTCTTTACATAATGCTTTAAATGCGGGTTCTACTACTTTAATATCTTGAGCTTTAAACTCAATATTAGTGGAATAGATATTTCTAGCATTTAGAAAAATTTCAATCAATCCACTTGTAGGCGTAGCATAAAAATCAGGATTTTGTGCCACCACATTTTGTAAAAGTGTTGAACCGGCTCTTGGAAGACTGCATTGAAAGAATATTTTTTCTACCATATGTAATTAACTATTAAAATGTATCTTTACAATTTTATTTTATTGTTTATAAGTTGGTACTGAAGGAAATGGTGGTAAGTTTATATTAACTGAAGTTGGTATTGTTGGCCAAACAATTGTGGTTGGATCATCTGCATTTGGTAAATCACGTAGTTGTTGTCTAAAAGTTGCAAATTCAGCTTTTACTTGTGATGAAAATGGTACATCCAATAATTGTGTAAAGTCTGTTAATGATAAATACCTATCACGAATCATTCTTATTTGACTTTTTAAAATGTTTTTTCTTTGTGTTAATTCTACATCTGATAAAGATTGTAAAGTGTAACTTACACTGCAAGTTTTGTCTGTGATGTTTAATTTATTTGTTGGAACTAAACTTTGACTGATGTTATAATCTGGTTCCGCATCAAAAATAGCTTTCCAGAATCCCAAATTAGGATTTTGTTGCCAAGTCAAATCTGGTAATAATTCAGGTGAACTTTCTTCTAGAATATTAAATCCACTGGTTGGTCCAAAGGTATCAGGCAATTGCATTGGTCCTTGAATTATAAAATAATTCTGACTATCTACCTTATTAACTAAAAAATATTGATTTGTACTCATAAATTAAACGCTTATACCATATCTGTATTTGATTTTATCTTTTATTGCTAAAGCAGCAGTAGTAGATAAATATGTGTTACTATATATCGCATCACCAAAATAACATCTAGGCATATAATTATCATTCCAACCACCATATTTTCCTAAAGCAATTGGACCAGCTGTACTTAATTGTACACCACCGATTGAAGTATTACTATAGCTATTACCCGCACTATCAAATAAGTAAAAATAACCCGCGTTTGTTGAAGAACTATTTCCAACAACTGCGATATAACGTCTACCAACAACAGGTGCAATACCAAGGGTATATCCTGTACCATTTCTGCTAAACCAATAGGGTTGTGATGAACTATAGCCAGTTTGTCCTATCCACCAATCATGCGTACTACCAGCATAAGCACCAGCTATAATATCTGCACCATATGTTAAGTTTGATGCAACATATTCCCAAGCAACTATAAATGTAATTTCATTGCTGGTACTAACAGCTAAATTTACTGTTAATCCATTACCTTGTGTTGGTTGATAACCAGTGGTGTTATTCAAATAAATCATACCACCACATTTCCATGGATAATATTCGTTTGATATAGAGTATGCGGTACCAACCACACCATTTCCAGATACATCAAGAAAATTACTGGTTGATTTTTTTGGGTTGTAGCTTCTACCTTGACTTAGATTGTATCTGTAAACGCTACCACCGGCGGATGGATTGTAAGGAAACGCACTTCCATTAATATTTGCATTTTGTGCTATGGTCATAGATTATAAGTTAGTGCTAACCAATGCTTGTGCCACAACAGTTCCTATCCAAACAGGTGTACCAGCACCACCTTGATAACTGGTTAACATAAATACGTCTGCAAAACCATTTGTAGCAGTTAATGTTGGAGCCACACCATTTGCCCATATTACGCTTGTAAATGTAATTGATGCCGTACCAGCGTATTTTACAACCAACATCAAAGTATTTACAGATGGATTATTATCTCTGTTACTGTAACTTATTGTTGTTATAGTTGCACCACTTGTCATTGAAACTATGTGTACTGCTGCAGCTGCAACATTAAGTGTTAGTGTTTGATTTGTACCAGTAATACTTTGTGTAGTACTATTTTGTACAAATTTACCAGCACACTTTAGTGATCCACTAACATCTAGTAATGCGCTTGGAACCGTTGTACCTATACCAACATTTAAATTCGGATCAAAAGTCATTATTATAGCTTCACTGTTATTTGGCGCAGGATTTCCTGATCCTCTATAAAAATAAAATCTATTACTATCTGCTGCTGCTCTTGAACTCAATGACCAATAAATTCCAGTCCAACTAGTTTCATTAGCTACTGCTGTATGGCCAAATAAAACATCTGATGGATAAGATGTGCCATTAGAATCCAATCTTACTGTAGCTCTATTTGCAATTGAAAAGTCTCTTCCTATTCTTACTCCTAGAGTATCTACTTTAGCAGTAGGAAATGTTGTACCTATACCCAAATTACCATCGGCTTTTATTCTAACTAATCCAGTAGTACCTCCTGTAGCTTTTTCTACATGTAAATTTTGACTCAACACTGTAGCTCCACCTGCATAATTTATATATGCTGCACCAGCAGAAGCGCCATTATAAAAATTTAATTGATCTCCACTTTGGACTCTTACAGTATAATTTGCATCATAAGATCCAAATATTATTTCACCTCCACTGCCTGCTCTTACATCTAATTTACCAACTGGATTTGTTGTACCAATACCAACATTACCGCCCATAAATATTGCGGATGGTATTGATGTGGAACTTGTAACTTGTAATTTAGCTACTGGATTATTTGTACCAATACCCACTTTATTATTAACTACAACAAAATCGTTTTGACCATATTGTCCCGCAACAATTCTATCATCCGCAAATACTTCTAGTACAGGTAATCCAGCACTATTGTTTACACTCATCAAGCTATCACTTAAATCATCAACCACACTAAATAATGTACCACTGGTACCATCTGTTCTTAATAATGTAGCACCAGCAGTTGTGGAATTTACATGCAATGAAGCAGATGGAGATGTGGTACCAATACCTACATTTCCTCCATTCGTTATGCGCATTCTTTCAGTTTGTGAAGAAATATTTGTTGCACTTGATCTAAATATTATACCATTATAACCAGCAATATTTGCTTGTAGAGTATTACTAAAATATATACCAACACTATCATTTGATGATCCATTATAAAGTTTATAACTGTCACTTAAACTTATATTTCCATTAACTATTGATAGTTTATCTGTTACACTTGTTGTGCCTATACCTAAGTTTCCATTACTATTAATTAATGCATATACACTGGAACCACCTCTATTTCTAAAAACATGATTTGTATTATCAAAATAATTACTTGGATCACCGGCGTTACCTAAATATATTGCTATATTACCAGCAGGTTCAAATATTCTAAAATAATTAGTTGATAAATCTAAAAATCTAAGACCACCCACGCCAATTGCACCATTTACATCCAATTTAAAAGCAGGACTTGTTGTACCTATACCAACATTACCACCACCATCTGCTTTGATAGTCATGCGGGTAGTCATTGTTCCCGCTACATTTTGTCTAAAATAGATATCACCAAATACTTGACCTGAACTTGTAGGATATGTATTATCAATATATGAAGTTGCTATATTTGCATTATAAAATAAATGTAATCCGTGAGTATCAGAATTATTATAACTTATTTTAATTCCATGGTCACTTGTACTTGTATTGTTAATTCTAACAAATGGATTAGCACCATGTACATTTAACAATGAAGAAGGACCAGCAGTACCTATACCAACGTTTCCTTTGAAATAAGAAGTACCTGTGCTAGCTTCTACGCTAAACAATAAGTCTGCACCTGTACTATAAATTCCAAATTTTGGTTGTACGCCACTTCCATAGTCAGCGGCGTTTGGAATATGAACACTCAATACTCTATCTGTATAAGCTCCACCTCTACCAATAAAATAATAATTATTAGCAGATGAAGTAGTACTTTGTACATCAGGAAATCCTATACCAGCCCATTTTCCTATAGTAGAAGTGTCTGAAACTCTCAATACGGAAGAGAAAGTATTTTGTGAACCATCACCTACTATTGTTAATCTTCCATTTGGTGATGTTGTGCCTATACCAACATTACCATTAAATTTAATTCTAACTTTTTCTGATCTGACGGTGCCAGCATCTGATGTGTAGAATACAAGATCACCGGATTCAGCCCCATTCGTATTTGTTATAACATGTGCGCCTAGTCCGCCATATTCATGTTCATTACCAGCACTATCATTTAATGTAAAATATAAGTTGGAACCATTTCCAACTGTACCATCATTCATATGCAAATATAAAAGCCCATAATTCGCAGCCGTACCAGAATATCCAGATTTTCTCAGTCTAAATGGTACAGGTGTGGTAGTTCCTGTATGTTCAAATAGAGTTGTTACATCATTTCTATTACCCACATCAACATAAAATGCATTACCTGTACCACCATTGTTGTTAACCACAAATTTAGCACCAGGACTAGTTGTGCCTATACCCACGTTACCATTGCCTTTGATACGCATGGTTTCTGTTTTACCATTAATGGTTTCACTTGAACCATTTTGGAATATATGGTCTTGATATGTACCATATATCATACTATCAGATCCAGCTACAACATCACCTGTATAATTTCTGAATACTATGTAACCTCCAGTATTGTTATCCAAGAATGTTAGACCAGCATAAGTTCCATTGTCAGCGGTATTTCTAAAAGTTATATAATTGCTTGTATTAGAATCAATTAGCAAATTTGTGCCAGTTGTAACTGTTCCAGTGCCAGTTGGTGCAGAAGCACGAATATTTAATAATGCACCTGGTGCAGTTGTACCAATACCTATGTTTGCTGATGCTTGTAAACTTGCAAGTCTAAATATGCCATCCGCAGCTGGTATACCAGATGCACTATAGTCACCCCAATTTAATATACCATTTAAATTCATCCAGAGACTGTTAGAAACTCTGTTTGCCCAGTGGAAATTAATATTAGGACCATACTTATCAGCTGATTGAGCATTTCCTACCAAGTCTCTTTCTCTTATGCTTATTGGACTATTTGACCAATCTTCATTATCTGTTAAATTTGTATAAGACACCAACATTCTGGTGCTTGTACCGCCACTAAATCCTATATCTCCAACCACTTGTAACTTATTAGCCGGAGCAGTTGAACCTATACCAACATTACCACCACTTAATATTGTAAATAACGGCGTGCCGTTATGAATGTGTTGAAAAGCTTTGTTACTATCAGTATAAGTGTACAATGCGCCAGCTAGAGCGCCATTAGTGGTATCAGATGTTGTATTTTTAAGCAAATATGCATTACTCGTACCATCATCAAATCGAATATATGAAAAGGAACCACCACCATTTAAGTGTATCCATGGATTGCTAGCTTTATATATGGTAAGAGGCGCACCAGGAGTTGTAGTACCAATACCAACGTTGCCTGTACTTATGATACGCACTCTTTCAACACCATTAGTATAAAATCTTGTATTACCATGTGTGAAATTAGCATTATTTTTTGTTAATTGTCCTATTTCTAGAGATCCACCAGCTGCACCATATGTTCCAGGTGTATAATAAATTCCAGCTTGAGCATCCCAATCCCAATTTGAACCTAAAATCAAACCATTTGTAGCATTGTTACCAATCATCCACAAATTACCATCATTGTATCCCAATAAATCAAATCCGTAATATCTGACACGTTCATAACCTTGTGTCAATTTAGCTACAACAACATTGCTTGATCCAGCTCCAATTTCAAATTTAAAATTAGGAACGGTTGTGCCTATGCCAACGTTACCATTATCAAGATTAACTATTGACCCAGTAGTTATTGTTGTTGTACTGTTAAATTTAGCAACATAGTTTGTTAAACCTGTCACAGTTACACTTGTTCCACTTGATCCAGATGTGCCTGAACTGCCACTGGTTCCGCTTGATCCACTTGATCCACTTGTACCACTACTTCCACTTGTGCCTGAACTACCACTGGTTCCGCTTGATCCGCTTGTTCCGCTTGATCCACTTGTTCCGCTTGATCCGCTTGATCCAGATGTGCCTGAACTACCACTGGTTCCGCTTGATCCGCTTGATCCGCTTGTTCCGCTTGATCCACTGGTTCCACTTGATCCGCTTGATCCACTTGTTCCACTTGATCCACTGGTTCCACTTGATCCGCTTGATCCAGATGTGCCTGAACTACCACTAGTTCCGCTTGATCCACTTGTTCCACTTGATCCACTGGTTCCACTTGATCCGCTTGATCCAGATGTGCCTGAACTACCACTAGTTCCGCTTGATCCACTTGTTCCACTTGATCCAGATGTGCCTGCTGCGGTTGCGGTGGATTTATAAACAACACCTGTTGTATTATCTACTGTTAGATAGTATCCGGTTGCATTAGTAGTTAGACCGTCAATTTCAACTGAACCACTAACATGTAATTTAGCTGTTGGATTATTTGTGCCAATACCTACTCTATTGTTTCTTAAAACAAAGTCATTTGTACCATATTGACCCATTACAACTCTATCATCCGCAAATACTTCCAATACAGGTAAACCTGCACTGTTGTTTACACTCATCAAACTGTCACTTAAATCATCAACTACACTAAATAATGTTCCATTTGTACCATCTGTTCTCAATACAGTAGCACCTGAAGTGGTTGAGTTTACATGCAATCTAGCAGCAGTAGTAGTTGTTCCAATACCAATGTTTCCACTACTAGAAATAAACAATCTAGTAGCACTACCAGCAGTAAAAGACAATCCAACATCATTAGTTCCTAAAATAGACTGTGTACTATTTCCCCATGTAAGACTATTTCCAGAATCTATATATAAAGTACCATTATTAACATAAGCAGATCCAACTACTTGAAATTTGAATATTGGACTTGTAGTGCCTATACCAACGTTTGTACCATTATCATACACTAAACTATTAGCTATAGTGGAATTTCCTGTAAATTTACTTAAATAGTTACTAGTAGGTTGTACAGATGTAACAAATGCACCTCCACCACCTGTTGATATTGCACTTGCTGATAGTGGACCTGTAAATAATATGGTTGATGCATCAATCAACCTCATTGAATTAGTTACTTGTTCACCTTTAACTGTGAAAAAATCAATTTTACCAACTGATGGATTTATTATGATATCTGGCATATACTGTATAAATAGAACCTAAATTATATAATCAAACAGTATTTATAGACCAAATCTACCTTTTGTAGCATTGTAATTTTGTAAAACTTGAGCGGCAGATAATGCAATATTGTAGCATCTAGCTGATGCTATTCTACAACTTTGATATCTACCCAAGTGATTTCCACCAATTACTAAATTTTGACCTGACGTTGTTGTGCCTGTAATTTTTGTTTTTGATGCTCTTACTATTCCATCAACATAAATATGCATATTGGACCCGTCAACGACTCCAACCAAATGATGCCATACACTATCGCAAATACTTGATCCATAAACTGCATCGTCTGCCGTTCCTAAACTATTTCTTTGGCCGAAAAATACATTTCCAGTATCAAGAATATGTAAACTTGTGTATGGAGTAGTACCCACTGCGCCATAATTAGAAATTATAGCAGTATTGCTATTAAATCCGCCGGGAGAATTATCCCAAAACCAAGCTTCCCACGTTATTTGTGCGTTGTCTGTGTTTTGATTAAGATCAGTCTGAATATATCCATTTACACCATCAAGAATAAAATCTCCACCGTAAAGCGATGAATATGTTACTCCTCCAGTTAATGTTCCAATTTTACCATTTCCACTTACATCATAAAATGTTGTTCCAGCGCCGCCATAACTATATATATTACCAGCATCAAGATTTAATACTAATCCTTGTTGTACAATTGTATTTGCAAATCTAGATTTTTGAGCTTCATAATTTTGAAGTATTTCTGTAGCGGATAAATTTCTATTATATATTTTAACAGAACCTATTTTTCCATTCCATATAGACGTTGGAGTTGTAAACCTAGACCCAATAGTTACATTATCAGTATTATCATTAACAGCATTAGTAGGATTTACAACTGTTCCAGATACTTGAGATCCATTTATGTAAATTTTTATATCTGAAGATCCTGATGCTCTTAAATGTGTCGCGCTAATGTGATACCAAGTATTTAAAGCGAAAGTATAACTAGCATCTACATATGGACCGCCTCCAGAACCTACGTCAAAATAAACTTTGTTATTTACATAATGAACCAATAAACAATACTCTTCATTTGTATCAGAAACGCCTTTGCCAACTATTGCTCCATAATAATTCATCGATGAAGAAATCAAAACCCACGCCTCAACAGTTAATGCTGAAGTGCTTTTTAATGAAGATGAATTAGGAATAACTATATAATCATTAGAACCATCAAATAAAAAAGCTCCTTTATTGTAGTAATCAAAAAGAGGCATATTTGATCCGGTTCCATTACCAAACAGTCCATTATCATCATTTCCTGATAAATCAATTATACTTCTATCAGTATTAGATATACCCCATTTTTGTCCAAGATATGTGTGGACTAATCTTCTTTCTGTGGTTGTTAGAAGCCTATTAAATACAATAATTTCTGCTGCTTCGCAAGTAGAAACTTCGCTACTGATATTGACGCCTAGCCCAAGCGGCCCTGCGTTTGCGCCATTAGAATTTGTAGTTATTGCAGTTCCATTACTATATAAATTTGCCAAATCAGTTGAGCTACCACTCCAATCTCCCATATACATTCTCCAAGTATTATCTGCTGGATAACCTTGATATTGGACCCATCCTTCTGCATAATATTGATTATAATGACCTCCCCAATGCCCTAATAGCCAATTTGTTCCAGTCGCTCCTGTATATAGAGTACTTAAAACCCTGTTAGGATTTATTCCTGATAATCTAGTCACACAAAATATTGTATAAGCAGAAGTAACTAAATTAATTGAAGAATTCCATATTTGTTGACTTGTAGTGCATGCTATTACTTTTCTTGAATTTAAAAAAGCATTTCTAGTTGGTCCAGCAGAAACAGGAACCATATGATAATTAAATCCGCTTTTATCACGCCATTGACTCACTGTGGTTCCTGAACTATAACTAAATGTAGTATCATCAGCAGCATCCATCCACATAAGCAAGCCGCCTTTCACTGGCAAATCAGTTGGATATGATTTATTTTGTGATGCATCTAAACACATCACTAAACCATCTTGCACTATTTTTGGTGAATATTGTAAAGCCATATATTATATATATTGTGTTTTTGCTGATTGATAATTAGCAGAGACTTCTGATGCAGAGATCTCTCTATTATACATTCTTATTTCACCCATTTCTCCATTCCAATGCGCTGTACCAGACCCACGATAACCAAGTCCTCTAGGAGTTGTACCAGATCCAATGCTAGTTACATTTTGACGACCATTTGCAGCTTGTAATGTTGATGTGGTTGATTCTAAATTTCCGTTCAAATAGACTTTTATGGTACTTCCACTCCATGCGTATACTACATGATACCATACGTTTGCGGAAATGGTTGATGTAGATCTAGCACCAGTATTAAATCCACCATTATTATCAAACCAGCCACTACCATTTCCCAAATCGCTTCCAAAAGCAACTGTACCGCTGCTAGCATATAAAGAAAACCATACAACATTTTCTTGAATATAAATTTGCTGATAGTTACCTGACGTAGGTAAACTATAACACTTTAACCAAAATTCCCATGTACCGGCTGTTTGTCCCGAATTGATATTTGATGCAAAATTGATATAAGAACTCGACGCACTATCAAAAACAATTGGGCCTCCTTTAATTCTCGGAAGACCGAAATTTATATGAGCTACTTGAGAAGGATTTGTTGTATAGTTTTCATATGCCCATCCAAAAGCATTTCCTTGTCCCAATCCCGGCTGTCCAATTAATATCCACTCAGGAGCAGCTATATAATCAGATTCTAAAAATCCAGCAGGTTTTCCTAAATCAGTTAAGATATCTCTTACTGTGGAATTGTAAGTATCTGCTCTATGACTGCCCATTACTATGAAAGTAGCTTTTGGATAATAAGATTTTATTGTATTATAATTAGATACAAATAACGCCAATTCAGTAGTAGTTATTCCGCTACCTGAATAATTATCATAACAATGACCATTTAATCTTAATCCTCCAAAAAAACTATCAACAACCCAAGCTCCACCACTTTCGTCCCACACCCACAAATGTAATGCTCTACTTGCATCATAAGTTTTAGTTCCTGACCTAACATTTAATCCCGGTGTTATACCCTGTCTATTCGCTGCGTCTCCACCATAAGAGCCTTCTGGATAATCAATAGCAAATGCAGTATAATAAGTTTTATTTTTATTATATATTTTATTTGTAAATGGATAATTCACGCCTGAAATTAAATCAACAACCCCATCAGTGCTTCCGTTATATAATCCACATCCTAACTGTGTCATTTTTCTGCGACTAGTAGCAAACGGATCAAAGCTTAAAATAAGTCCTGATTTAACTATTAACGGCCCATTATTTACTGTACTCATATTTTATATTCCATAAGTTTTACGGGTTGCATTGAAATTTTGCAATACTTCTGCGGCAGTTAATAGCCTTCCATAAACCAGTACTTGACCTATTTCTCCTGTAAAATATTCCCCTCCAGCACCATAAGTTCTTCTTCCTATATTAAAATAAGAAGTACTGGTTGAAACATTCAAAAATGGCGCTCCGGAAGAACTACCATTATTTGAAGTGGTTTCTAGAACTCCATTTATATAAATCTTTAAATTCAAATAATTATCATCAAAAACAGCGGTGATATTAGTCCAAACTCCATTTGCATAGTAATTACTACCTTTTCTTATTACTGCCCTTTGACTTGCTGAAGCGGTATAAGATTCTGCAATTAAAGATTCATCTGCGTAACCACCTGTCCAATCTGCTGTTATTTCTATACTACCAAAATTTGTATTTCCATCATCTCCCCAACCAACCAGAACTCCATTTTGATTTGTTGAAGTTTTAAACCAAATTGAAATAGATCCTAAATTAAGCCAAAACGGATCTGTCGCAGTATAAGTTTTTGCTATAATTCTATTACTAGAAGCACCATTAAAAAAATATCCAGTATTATTAAAAGATACATTTGTCAAATCTGCATTAACATTATTTCCACTTATATCTAATAAACCACCACCTGCAGCAACAGTATTAGCAGATCTATTAGAGCCAACAACAAATGGCGTACAATATGTTTTAGATTCATACTGCATACCTGTAACATACATTGATTTATAAGGTAAAGATGGAGTATAAGATGTTTGCACATCCAAACCAACTGCTCCAACCCAACCGCCTGTTCTGCCGCCTATATTAGCCCCAACACGATACCATCCTAGCCAACCAGATACTTTTGTTATAAACGCATTTGATACTCTTGCTCCTGTAGACACAACCGTGCCAGTTACTAAGTTAAATATAGCTGTGCTACCGCCATCTCCTAACATTCCAATCGCAAAATTAGTAATGCTTCCATTAACTGAATATACATAACAAGAAATACTATTCCCTCCTTCACCACTTCCACCAAAACGACTTAAATGATGATATCCATCAGTTCCAGATTCTGTTAATAATGTCGCTCCAGTTCCTATTGGAGTTTGTAATGTAGAATTATATGATTTAGTAAATCTGGTAGGATTGCTTGTCCATTCATTTTCATAGCCAGCGTATGAAAGTCCAGAAAAATCAGTAGTATTTGAAACTATATTTGTAGTAGCTTCTCCTCTAAAGCTTTTTGAAAATTCACGGTTATAATATAACTGTAAATCTTTTTTTACTATACCTCTATTTGCGTGTTGAATTGACATATTATTATACTTCAGTAATTAATTCTGGTACATCACTTCTGATTGCGGTAAAATCCCAGAAGAATTCATAAGTTTTATTAGATTCAAGCAGTGATTTATCATAAGCAACAACAAAGTAATTTTCAGCCACATTAATATCATCTATATATAGTGTTTTACCGCACTTTATTCCAGTCAATTGTACATTTACACTTTCATGTCTTGCCAATTTACAAATATAATCTGGTAATTGTACTATACATCTACCATTAACTAGTTTATCTTTACCAGTTAATCTTATACCATGATATGGACTTTCCAAACTACCATATACCAACTTCTTGCCTGTTTTAGTAGGATGATCAATTTTGAAACTCTTGGTTGAAGCAGCAAAACTACCATTTACTTCTAATTTATAAGCCGGTGCGGTTGTGCCAATACCAATGTTACCATTATCTTGTATTACCATGTGCCATGTACTACCGGCATTATTTCCGATGTACATTTTTGTAGCATAATAATCAAATTGGAAACCATCACCTCCTGATTCTGCTGCAAATAACAAATCACCACCACTTATTGTTATGTTATTGTTTGTAAATCCAGTTGCTAAAATTGTACCATTAACCTCTAATTTTTGACTAGGACTACTTGTGCCTATACCAACATTACCATTAATATCTATACGCATTCTTTCACTTACAAGCGCAGTAGCTTGTTGACCAACATAAAATGCCATACCATTAGTTCTATCAGTTGCAATAGTACCTACAAAATAGTTAAGATCAGTAAATTGTAATTGTGTACCTTGTGCATTATTTCCACTATTAGCAATTCTCAATATAGATTTACCCGTACCAGAAGTATCTGTATTCCATGTACGCACCAATTGGTCACCGGTATTACTAGATTGTATATCCAATACACCACTGGGCCCTGCTGTACCTATACCAACATTACCAGATTTATTTATGACCATGTTCAAGTCCCAACCAGAACCATTATAATCATAAAAAGCTATTCTACCAGCGTCAGCAGAAGCATTGTCAGATCTACCAATTATGTGCACCTGACCTGGATAACTAACGTGATCTTTACCCCACAAATAAATACTTGGTTGCGTACTATCAGTGACATGAGTGAATGCTGTTACACCAGTTGTGGTACCTTCGCCAAAAACACTATTTAGTTTAATATTACCGGCAACATGTAGTAGCTGTGAAGGACTACTTGTGCCTATACCAAGATTGCCATTTGCATCTATAATTACAGACTGAGTTGTTCCTCTATAAAATGCTATTTTACCAGCGGCCCAAGTGTTTACTTCCATTTGTCCACTTGAAACACTCATTCCTCCAATTGCACCACTAGCTTCATCATAAACTCTTAATTTGACATTTGAACCAGCAGAATTACTATAAGTACCACCCAAACTAATTACTTCAGTAGCTGACGTTTGTACACCTGTTGTGTTACCTAATTGAAGTCTATAAACAGCATTTGTAGTGCCAATACCAACATTGCCTTCTACAATTAAACCATTGGTTGGTGCTGCGGTTGAACCATATGTACTACCTATACTTGTATTACCAAATACACTCAATTTACTACCTGTAGCACTTAGATTTCCTATAGATACAAAGTTTGTAGTTAAATGTGTAGCATTATCATATATCACTCTAAATCTAGCTACTCCTGAAGCATTTTTTAGATCAAAATAATCACCGTTATTTGAATTTTGAACATAAACACCATTGCTATCTATACCAAAAGAACCTGATCTTCCAAGTGAAGTATTATTTACTGATACTATTGCAGTGCCAGCAGATCCAGCAATTTCTAATTTACTATTTGGTGTTGTAGTACCTATACCAATATTACCAGCACTTGTAATACGCATTCTTTCATTTGATCCATTTGTATAGAATTTGTATGAACCTCCACCACCTCCTAAATAAAAATTAAAATCCGGCCTTGTTGATGCAGAATTTCTATTAATATATTCTATATATCCGCCATTCAAACTTGATTCAGCAGGTCCAAATTCAAAATTTTCATTTGATCCATTTGATATGACTAACTTTGTTAATGGACTACTTGTTCCTATACCAATGTTACCATTATCAAATATTGATCCAGTAGCCACCGTAGAAGATGATGCAAACTTAACAACATAATTTGTTACACCAGATACACTAACGCTAGTACCACTTGATCCTGAAGTGCCTGAACTGCCGCTGGTTCCACTAGATCCGCTTGATCCGCTTGTTCCACTACTACCAGAACTTCCACTAGTGCCTGAACTTCCTGAGGTACCAGATGATCCGCTACTTCCACTAGTCCCAGATGATCCACTTGAACCGGATGTACCGGAACTTCCGCTTGTACCAGAACTGCCTGATGATCCACTTGTTCCACTACTACCAGAACTTCCACTAGTTCCGCTTGATCCACTTGAACCGGATGTACCAGAGCTTCCACTTGTACCAGAACTGCCTGATGATCCACTTGTGCCTGAACTACCACTGGTTCCGCTTGTTCCACTAGAACCGCTTGTACCAGAACTTCCACTGGTTCCTGATGTGCCTGAACTACCAGATGTACCACTAGATCCAGAACTGCCTGATGTACCAGATGATCCACTTGTTCCACTAGAACCAGATGTTCCTGAACTACCACTTGTTCCTGAACTGCCTGAAGAGCCACTAGTACCAGATGAACCGCTTGTGCCGGAAGATCCACTTGTTCCTGAAGATCCTGATGTGCCTGAACTTCCAGAAGATCCTGAAGTACCACTTGAACCACTACTACCACTAGTGCCTGAACTGCCTGATGAACCGGAAGTACCGCTTGAACCGGATGTTCCTGAACTGCCACTTGTTCCTGAAGATCCAGATGATCCGCTTGTTCCACTTGAACCAGATGTACCACTTGAACCACTACTTCCACTGGTTCCTGAAGATCCGGATGACCCACTCGTTCCACTACTACCAGAACTTCCAGACGTACCACTTGAACCGCTTGTTCCAGAACTGCCTGATGTACCTGAACTTCCACTTGAACCGCTTGTTCCACTACTACCAGAACTTCCACTTGTACCAGAGGTACCTGAACTTCCACTTGTACCAGATGAACCAGAGGTACCTGAACTTCCACTGGTTCCTGAACTACCTGATGATCCGCTTGTGCCGGAAGATCCACTTGATCCGGATGTTCCAGAACTACCTGAACTTCCACTGGTTCCTGAACTACCTGATGATCCACTAGTACCAGATGAACCGCTTGTGCCTGAACTACCACTTGTTCCTGAACTGCCTGAAGTGCCTGACGAACCGGAACTTCCAGATGTACCGCTACTTCCACTAGTACCAGAGGAACCAGATGTACCACTTGGTGTTATTGCATAACTTGCTGATAATGCTTGAACAGCGTAACTAGATGTACCTTCAAATCCAATTCCATTTGTTATATTAGATGTATATTGACTTGCACTGACATTGCCATATACTACAAATGTAGATCCACTTTGAAATGCTATACTTGAAGTAATACTGTTGCTGCTACTTATTAAAGGTATAAATCCTGCGGTTAATGATTGTTCTAAATCAGGACCTAATATTACTTGTCTTGAATATCCTGAATCACTGCTACTAACAAAGAAATAATTATTTTGACTGTCCCATAGTAGTGAGCTTAATGTATTTGAACCACTATCATACATTTCAATACCAGCATATCTTACATGTGGACTTAATGCATTTAATGTAATAATGTTATCAGTTACAATAAAATGACTGGAAGTGATATAAATGTTACTTGCACTATAATTTGTAGCATATAAAGTATCTGTTACTAGTAAGTTACTAGCAGTAAGTCTAGTTAAATTATAAATGCCACTTGGATTTAGATAACTACTAGTTAATGCATTACTTGAAGTTAAATCGGAAACTTGAGTAGCAATTAAACTACCTTCCAAAAGTAAAGATCCTGATAATAATAATGGCATAAGTTATGTTATTCTTATAAGTATAAAGTTTCCGTTTCTATATAACCCGCCAAGTGGTACTCCACCAAGAGCTGCTGCAGCATCATCAATAAATTCAAGAGAAGATGATACTTGTGTTAATATAACTATTTGATTTAATGGATTAACATAACTAGAAGTATCAGCATTTAATGCCCAACTGCTTGTTATTGGATATGTACTACCTGTTATTAAATCATTATTAACTGATGAACTTATTACTTGTAATCCGCTTCTGGATGCAATTGCATATCCACTCGCAGAAATAGGAAAATTAATTCTAGTTACGTTAGGATTTACAAGTGAAATGTTCTGTGGAATTATTTGATTAAAATTTATGTCATATGTTTGTATTAATATTGGTTTTATATTAAGGCTATGAGTAAATTCCCAAATTGAACTACTATAAAAAGATGAACTAACCGCATTAGTAATATTTATACCAACTGCATTTAAACTGTAACTGGCAGTTATTGCCCAACTGCTTGTTATTGGATATGTACTTCCAGTCGTTAAATTTGCACCTCCAGTTGTTACTAATCCTGTTGTAGATGACAACAAATATCTAAATTGACCCTCAGATCCTGACGGCGGAGCTGATGTAAAGTTTAAAATTGATCCTGTAGTGGTGTAATCAGTTGATGGTTTTTTTACTAAACCATTAATTGTTACTAAAATATCATAATCTTGTAATACACTTTGAGTTAATGCATATTGAGTAGTACTACCATCACCTGTAAAATATTGAGCATTAAGTGAAGATGTTAATATACTAATATTAGCAGAGCTATAAAATCTTCTAACTTCTAATTCTAATGCTGCTGGTGGTATTGAGGTGAGTGTCAGTGTGGTACCAAAAACACTATAATCAGTTGATGGTTCTTGTTCAAGACCATCTAAAAATACCAATAATTGAGTGGGATCATAAGTAGAAAAACTTAGTGTATATGTGTTGGATACGCCATCTGTTACAAAATTATCTACTGATGATGAAAAATTGATGTCAATTATACTAGAAGTTGATACAAATATATTACCCCCACCTGCAGAAGCAGCATTTAATGCATATGAAGCAGTTAATGCATATGATGAACTATTAGAATTAACTGAATAACTACTTGAATATGCAAATGCACTACTTAATGCATATGATGCACTTATAGAATTGAATGCCCAACTACTAGTAATTGGATATGTAGATCCTGTAATTATAGATGACCCAGCATTTAATGCATATGAAGCAGTTAATGCATATGATGAACTATCAATATAACCAATAAATTTACTTGCACTTATTGTAGATGCTGTTATTGCACCAAGGAAATTGCTACTACTAACAACAGTAAATTTGTTGCTAGCAGTCACTTCACCCCTAAATACATAAGGTTCACATGCTATTTTTTTGCCTATGAAAGTAAAATCAGACATGATTATCTTGTTTCAGTTATGCTTGCAAATACATCAACATTACCAGAAAGTGTTTTTACTTTTAATATATTTCTTGACAACATATTAACTGGCTTATCAATAATTATTGTACATTGAGCAGGTAAAGTTGAATGTCTTGACAAAAAAAAGTCTAAATCATTCACTGTAATCACCAAATCAAACTGCAAATCAAAATCTGATTTGTTTGAGAAATAAATAGATTGTACCACTGAAGTGCTATTTACAGGACAAGTATAAATTGTTACATAATTGGTACCAATGTCACTTCTGGCTGTATTTATATTTAAAGTTGCCATAATTTTCTTTCAAATAAATATTAAAATATATTATAATTCCATTATATTTATATTTGAATATGAACAGACCACAGGAAATTATAGAAGATCAAATGATACATTTGATTGATGAAGTTTATGCTGACAGTGGATTGGGTAGATGGTTTGGTAAAGGTGGTGTAGGCAGTTCATCCGGCGGTGGATGGGATAGATACAATAGTAGCGGTAAAAAAGTAGGTAAATGCGGTGACGCAAAAAAAGGAAGCAGTTACAGTGCTTGTTTGGGTAAAAAATATGTGGCTAGATTAAGATCCAAAGGTGGACGTAAAGCTATTGCCAATTGGGTAAAAAGAAAAAAATCCGCTCAAAATAAAGCTGGTAGAGGTAAAAAAGGTGATGGTGGTAAAGGTAAAACTCCTGTTAAAGTAAGTTAC